CTTACACAAGGGCATGACTAATGGACGACCTCATCAAAGGAATAAGTGGCCCGGAGTCATTAGTGGTTTCGGATCGTACCGCCGTGCCTTATGGGCATAGCGAGTTCCATCTGAGACATATGACGTAACCGTTGCGGTCCCGTCCGTCTCTCTCCTAAGTCTCGCGTCAAGCTGCAGAAGGTATGCAGACGCACGCTTTGACTCAGGAGCAGGGGAGGCCGTCTCGCAGCTCTTTTCAATGAACCACAAGAGGTAAGACCTCCAGCCTGGCGTTTTACGCCGTTCTTGTTTGGGCGCGTACCCCTCGAAAATCGGGAATCCAAAATCTGGGTTTTCCACGATCTCAAAAGGATCCTTGGGGTCGGGACAGACACCGTGCAGATGCACGAATGCCTCGCCGACCGGCGATAGACGGGAAGTTCTCCGTCGTCTCACAACGCGCCTTTTATCAACCTTCAGTTTCCCCTTCCTCCAGCAAAACCCCGGCGTCACGAAGACACCGGACCTGGAGTCCTCGTTCCAAGGAACGAGGCGGAGGCCCAATCGCTTAACCTCTAAAGATGCCCAGGACCACAGTGGCCCGGGTACTCCAGCGGCGGCGACCAAGCCGTTCAGAACATGTGACCAACCGGCGCGATCCGATTCTTTCGGACATTCGCGAAGGTAGAATGGGGTGATGTATTGGCCCCTGTAGTAGTCACAGCCGCATGACTCACGGAATCGCGAGTCTGGGTGGCAGAATGTCTTTGTGGCATTCGTCCTGAAACCGAGGAAACTCAACAACTTGACCACGGAGGTGGTATATACGGATTCGACAACGATGTCATCGCCGTACACCGCGCATTGGCGAGCGCCAACAGCACGACAAGCTGCAGTGAAGATCAGCGTCTCAAGGGTAAAGGTATACCCGTTGCCCATCGAGGAGAATTTGGCGTAACTGCCATCCCCCCACGGGGCGCTGTAACAAGATGAACGGAAGCTCAAGAAGAGCTGATACCATTCAGGTGGCAACATCCACGCGACAGCATTTAAGCTTAACGTGTCAGACGCCATCTCCAGGTCAATCGTCGCCCAGGATCCATCAATGGACCCCAGTCGGGCAAGCTCCTGGTTCTTGTGCTGAGAAGACAAGTCGATCCCCCACTTCCTCAGCTTCGTTTTAAGAAAGCTGTCCAGCGCAAGCTGGAACGGGAGAGAATGAGTCGGTTCTTTCGCAATTGTGCGATACGTCTTCCAGCTCTTCGGAACGAGCGCAATAACATTGCGTTCTACACTCGTAAACAAGAGAGAGGCTAAATCCACTCCATAAGACTGAAGCAGACTCCCTAGATAGGGAACAACCGCGCGTGGGCCCCGCAGCCTCCTCGAAACTTTGAGGTAAGGCTGAGAGCGCTTTCGTGGCCGGTCCTCGGTAGCACCGTTGGTCAGACGGATCATCCCCGGCATTGCGTCGAGGAAGTCCTGAGGGTCACCAAGCAACAGGGCGATTTCTCGCTCCATACGCTCCAACCACTCCCCTATCTCCGGGTCGTTACGATCCGGGTGTCGGTAAAAGTGATCAAGGCGTTTGTTGGTAATCCGGCATCTAGATTCGCCGCGTTCGAAGCTCTTACGAGCAGCGGCAGTACAGACGTCGGACTTAGAGAAAGCGTCATTCTTTTTAAACAACGCCGCCACCTGCCGGAGGGCAAGTGTCTCGGACCACTCAATAGGATCGTGATACTCACGGTCCTCAATCAGACCAAGCTCGGCCAGCGCTGAAACATTGCGCTGGCGAAGCAGTCCTTCAACCCTAAGACGGGTCTCGGACTTGGGTAGTAGCGTTCGAAGCAGAGAGAGTGCGGCCCTGAACGGGTCCATTCGAAGTTCCGTCTTCGATCTCTTTGAGGTTGTCATTGCGATATACCTCTTTCGTGTAAACAGTACGGGATGATAAGTCCCGAGGACGTCCGAGTAGGAGATTAACC